AAAGTGAGGTAGTAGGTAATAAATATAAGACTTAAAGTTAAGATTGCTTTTTTCATGTCAATTTCTCCTTTGTTTATATTTATATTAAAGCGCTAAATATACGTTATTAATCACATTTTAGTTCTATCAGTAATTTTAGACTCCATAACTCTTTGACGTGACTCTTTAGCTTCTCGAATCATATCTTTAAATTTTTGACTGTCTATAAAAGATTTGGCTTCTTCTATTTGTTCTTGAGTTAACTCTTTACCACCGGTATTAATGTGTAAGTGTTCGATTTCTTTATAAGAACTCATTTTTAGACTCCTGTTCTTCAAACTCACTTTTAGTTATAGGTAAACCGTTTTTCAATCTATAAGTCATTTCTTCTTCACTATAAAAGGGGATTTCAACCATTTCCCACTCTTCAATGTTAATGTCAACTTCTTTAAAATCCATGTTAAAGCCTCCTATAAAATGATTTTTATATTATTTATAGTAATTACTTATAAAAATACAATCTTTACCTATCTCAAACTTTGTATTCTACATGTACTCGTAATCCATAGTCTGATTCTTTAGTAACAATTTTCTCTTCTAAATAATCTAAAGTTTTATACTTACCACCTTTAATATATGCGTTACAAGAAACGTTGTCATCTATATGATTGACTAATCTTGAAGCATACTCTCTAGGTACATATCCAACGTGAAATTCAGAGTATTCATTTGATATCATAACTTTTATCGCGTTTTCATCATAAGGATTATCCGGTTCTTTTTGTAAGAATACACCAGGAATAACCTCGTAATCAGGAATTTCATATACCTTGTCTTCATAAAGTAATTCTTCTTTAAGTTCATTCCCTTTCAAATCACTATACAAGAAAAAGAAATCATTGTTATTTTTCATTTTCTTAATAAGTTTCTTTAATTCTTTTCTACGACCTTCATAATTTAATCCTACGACGTCGAAAATTTTAACTTTAGTTTGTTCATCGTCATCATTAATAGGTAGACAATCATTCGAGATAATTGTTTCCTTATTCTTAGATAATTGCATATAAGTTTTTAAAATTGAGATGAATCCTGTTAAAGGAGAATTTGTTACGAAATAAACCGTTAATTTTCTATTATCGTTTAATGTTAAAAAAGCTTGGTTTTTCCAAATAGTAACAACAGTGTTATAATCTATCACCTCTGATAATGAGATTTTGAATATATAATCTTCTTCTTTCCTTATAAAACAAATCTCTTCATGTGAAATGAATATAGAACCCATTTTCCTCTTGTTTTCGTCGAATTTTATGTCACAACTGTCGCTGATTATTGGTTCAAAGTAACTGTATTGATCTGTTAATATTTTTTCATCTTGCTTTCTAGGTTTCATTTTACTACCTCCTATAAAATAACTTTTCCAACTAACCTCACGCTTTCGTTATCATAAAAATGTAAATCTTTATACTTTTTATTTAAAGAAACCAACGTTAATCTATTATCTTCTACATAAACTTTCTTTACGTAAGCATCTCCATTTATAATAAAGACGCCTATTTGTCCATCTTTGATAGTGTGAGATTTTTCAATGAATATAATTTGTCCGTTTTTAAATAACGGCTCCATTGAGTCTCCATTTACTTTTAAAGCTATATCGTGCGCAGGGATATAACCTCTTACGAATTCTTTTGAAATAGGCTCGTTATATAATCTTTCGCCAATACCAGCAGACGCACAACCGTATATATCAACTTCAGACTTTTCTTGAATGTAAGAATTGAAATCTACTAGATTATCACTGTCATTATTTTGTTCTTCTAATTGATTAGTCGCATATTTTAGTACATTGCTTTGTCTTGGAGGCGTGAGCTGAGATGATATGTTATTAATTTCTTCAATAATTTTCGAATCATCCATATCATGTATCAAATCTAAGGGTTTAACTCCAAAAACATTAGCTATTTCAGGTAATTTATCTAGTTTTGGGCTTCTAATTCCCTTTCTCCATCTTGTGACTGTTGTTCTATTAACATCTACTAATTCTGCTAATTCACTATCACTCATATCTCTTTTGTTCATCAGACGTTCTAGATTCGAAGAAAATGAACTCATATTTTTATCTCCTTTAAACATATTATCTAACTAATAACTTCATTATATGCCTGTAGTTCCAAAAATGCAACAAAAACATAAAAATATGTGTAGAGTTAAAAAAATATGTAAAAAGCACTTGCAATTTTGGAACATCAGGTGTAGTATTGTTTTCAGGAGGTGTTCCAAAAATGCACAAAGACTTATATAGCTCTAGAAAAGCAGCGAAAAAGAACCAAGACTTTATGGGGAGTTTGATTGGTGTTTCGGGTCAACAATACGGAAAAAGAGAACGCGGAGAGATTCCTATTAATTTAGATGAAGCGATGATTTTTTCTAAAGCTCTCGAAACACCTATACAAGAACTATTTCCAGAATATTTTTTTATTGAGCGAGTTCCAAAAATGCACAAAAACAAAATCATATCTTAGCAGGAGGACACTATGGAACAAATCACATTAACCAAAGAAGAGTTGAAAGAAATTATAGCGAAAGAAGTTAGAGAAGCTATAAATGGTAAGAAACCAATCAGCTCAGGTTCAATTTTCAACAAAGTAAGAATCAGTCATAAGGATTTTGATGAAATTAATAAAAAGTTTGCTTATACAGAACGTTTAAGAGGTGCTGACAATCTCGGCTTAGGACATCCATTATCTTTAAAGAAATATCAACACGGAATAGGATGTTATGAAAATTACAAAGCATGCGCTAGTGAAATTCATGACCACATTAGAAAACTTACATTATCAGCTTTTGGTGTAACGCTTAATTCTGATTTAAAAGAGAGTGAATACGATGAAGCTAGCAGAATGTATGACATGTTGAAGAACTTTTATTTATATCGTTACCAAAAACGAATTGAAACCTTGTCAATTGAAGATTTCGAATAATAAGGAGGCGCAACAAATGCAAGAAATAAAAAGAGTAGTAAATCCGCAACTTCATAGCATTGAAACAGGTAATAATTTACTTAACAAAGAGCAAAAGTTATTAAAAGATAACTTAAACGCAGAAATTAAAAATACTAAACTTTCATACGCTGAAATAAATGAAGTTCTCTACCTAATTGATAGAGAACAACATTACTTAGCTAATCATCGTCGCTAAGTTGAAATTGGCTAAATAAATCCTTGTCAGCTTTTTCAGAATCAGCAATGTATTTTTCATACTGTTCCTTAGTTCCACCAAGAACATATTCAGTATTGTAATAAGCTTGTCCGTTATCCAAAATCCGAGTCAATTTTGTCCCAACGTGAACAAGCTCCCAACCATCTTTGAGAAGGTTATTAGCAGATTCATTAGCTAAATCATCATCGAAAGACAAAAGATGATAGTAGTTTTTCATAATACCACCTCCTTCCATTAGGAGATAACAAAATTATACACGAAAGGAGCATAAACATTATGCAAGCATTACAAATAATAGAACAGAACGACACACATTACGTAGATAGTAGAGAAGTTGCGGAAATGGTAGGCAAGGAACATAAAAATTTAATTAGAGATGTTGAAAATTATAGAAGTGTAATTTTGCAAAGCTCAAAGTTGAGCCCTGACGATTACTTCATAGAATCAACTTATTTAGGCGCAAATAATCGTCAGACTAAACACTACCTACTAACCAAAAAAGGATGCGACATAGTAGCAAACAAGATGACAGGCAGTAAAGGGATTTTGTTCACAGCAACTTATGTTGACGCATTCCATAAAATGGATGAACACATTAAACAACAAGCAAAACTTTATGTACCACAAACACCAATGCAAGCATTAGAGATGATGTTCAAAGCGCAAAAAGACCAAGAACAGTTTAACCAACAAATGCAACAAGAAATCACAGGTATTCGTCACATTGTCGGTATCGAAACAAAAAACTGGCGCAATGATACAAACAAAATGTTATCTGCGATTGCGCAACATTTAGGTGGCGGAGCAATGCACCAAAAAGTTAAGTCTGAAGCTTACAAAGTATTAGAAGAAAAAGGACGTTGTAATTTAAAAATCCGTATGCAGAATCGCAAAGGCAAAATGCTAGCGAATGGTGCAACGAAAACCCAGATTAACAAGTTGTCAAAATTAGATGTGATTACTGATGAACCTAGATTGGTTGAGATATACATTTCAGTGATTAAGAGTATGGCGATTAAATACGGTGTAGATATTAGCCAATTTGAAATTTAAACAAACATCTTAAAAGGAGGAACAACAAATGGAATTTGAGTATGTAGATTTAATCGATGATACAAGAATAAAAAACTGTACTCTTCGTGAAATGGAAGGTAATGAAATGGAGTTACCCGGCACTTATGTAGTTGCGACCTACACAAATGCACAAGGTAACAAAAACCAACTGATTATAAACCCTGATTATATCTTGAAAATGAAATACAAGAGTTTAAGAGCGGTTGATTAAGATTGAGCAAGCACGCTACCAGCTAAACTTTTAGCTTTCTTACCACTTCGTTTATCTCGAAGTACTTTGCTAGCAAGTTTAGCAGTTCTACTAGTAGATTGCTTACCGTTTTTCTTGCCTCTTTTAGCCATAAGCATCACCTCCTTAGGTTGATAACAACATTATACACGAAAGGAGCATAAACATTATGCAAGCATTACAAACATTTAATTTTAAAGAGCTACCAGTAAGAACAGTGGAAATTGAAAACGAACCTTATTTTGTAGGAAAAGATATTGCTGAGATTTTAGGATATGCAAGATCAGACAATGCCATTAGAAATCATGTTGATAGCGAGGACAAGCTGACGCACCAATTTAGTGCATCAGGTCAAAACAGAAATATGATCATTATCAACGAATCAGGATTATACAGTCTAATCTTCGATGCTTCTAAACAAAGCAAAAACGAAAAAATTAGAGAAACCGCTAGAAAATTCAAACGCTGGGTAACATCAGATGTCCTACCAGCTATTCGCAAACACGGTATATACGCAACAGACAATGTAATTGAACAAACATTAAAAGATCCAGACTACATCATTACAGTGTTGACTGAGTATAAGAAAGAAAAAGAGCAAAACTTACTTTTACAACAGCAAGTAGAAGTTAACAAACCAAAAGTATTATTCGCTGACTCGGTAGCTGGTAGTGATAATTCAATACTTGTTGGAGAGTTAGCAAAGATTATCAAACAAAACGGTGTAAACATCGGGCAACGCAGATTGTTTGAGTGGTTACGTCAAAACGGATTCCTTATTAAACGCAAGGGTGTGGATTATAACATGCCTACACAGTAT